ATCTGCGTGGAGGTTCTCCGTCGGCCTTTGATTTTGATTTCTCAGGCTCTTGTGCTGGCGTTGGTTTTCCGGCGATAATTATTGCAACTTCTGTTTGCAGGTCTTTTGAGTCTTTGTAGGCTTTTGTCGACTTAACTGCGGTTGCTAATTCCAAATCTGTTGACTTTGTACCTTTCAATAATGAAGTCACTTTTGCATTTGCTGCAAATCTGTAATTTAATAGTGATAAACGAAATTTACTCATGATTTTGATAATTTAGAGTGTTATTTATAAATTGGTGGTTTTAGCGTTTAATCTACCACGCTTAAAGATTTTTTTATTCTTCTATTGGCATTCCTGGTTTGTTTAGCTCTTGTTCTATAGTGGCTACTGGTTTGATATTTATTAATATTAATCTACATTCTTTTGGGTATATATACCTGGTTAATCGTATTACTTCTGATGTTTTTAGATCTGAATAAATACTTACTACCTGTGCGTATGTTTCGTCATAGAATATATAATTTGCCGATAACTTTTCTGTGACTCGGGTTGATAATTCATTTTTTGGAATTGATGTCCCTGCTAAAAACTCTGCTTTTTCTATTCGTTTACCTTCTTTAATCCCATTCACTTTTGTTGTCTGTGTTACTACCGAAAACAAAAGTATGCAGATTATCACTACAATTGCTAATAAAAGATTTTTCATTTAAATTGATTTTAAATTGTTAATACTAATTTGTGGCAGCCTAGGGATTCGAACCCGTTCTTTCCGCTGTCTATCACAGTGCTCTCATACTATGTAGATACTGCCTTGTGCCATTATCTTTTTAAGATTTCATTCCAATATTGGTATCCATCTTTTGTTTTCGCCCAATCAAACGCTCTTGCTATGAAAGTTCTCCAATGTTTTAGTTTATTTAAATACATTGCTGAATCCATTGTTCTCCAAGTGGTAATATCCACACATTCTGTTGCGTGAATGCAAACTGGTCCAGGAGCGCTTTCAGTACCTACTCTTAATAGGTATGCTCTTAGTTCTTTAATGAATTTTGCTTTAATCCTTAATCTTTTGAGTTTTAATTCAAAATCTGGTTTAAATTGGATGTTAATTTGTTGTTTTGACATACTAAATTGATTTTAGATTGTTGATTAATATTTTAAAACACCCATACATTAGTTGTAAAGCGGAACCATGGTTCTATTATTCGCCTTATGTATGGGTGTTAATGTGTTTAGTTACTTTCTTTTCCGTATTCGTAAGTTTTATTATGCAGTATTTACAGGCCTGCGCGTGTCCTGCCACATATGTGACGGCGTTGTACTTCGATTTCACTAATATTGGTAAGTAGCAAATAATAGGTAGGAACTTTATACCCCACTATTGAGCCTCCACGGCGCCTATACGGTTATAATACGCTTTTTATTTGTTACTTATTGTTCCCAGTGACTCAATCAAGAGTCGGTTAATGACCGATTATCGGCGAACATTTACTTTTACTGGTTTGTTGGACCGACTGTCTAAGATTAATCTGCCTTTCGAGCTCCTCTTAACGGTAGCATTGCATTGCTGTTTGCATTTCACTTTTTTTTGTTTTCATCTGTAATACTACAGATATATCCGTTCTTCTGCAGTCACGGACTATTCCTAGTTAGTACTTTCCGGGAGTTTTGGCTAGGGATAGGATTTTAGATTGGTAGTTAATACCTTTCTAGCACCATTTCTTTTCAGCATTTCACTGAGCTTTAGGCAAGCGTTGTTTTTCTAGTTTCATCAGCTTCTACTAGTAGGCTGTACATATTTGTGGTTCTTAACCAATCATTAGCGTCTATCCCTCGGATTACGTAACTAAGTTTTTGTTAAGTATTGGATTCGTCAACTTAACTTCTGGACTCATGCCAAGTTTCTCCAGTTTGAGTTCTTAACTAATCATCAACTTCTGAATGTCTGCAGTTTAGTTGCAACCTCTTAGCCGATTTAATACGGCACAACTAATACAATACGAATACCGTTATTAGCCACCAGTTTAACATTTACCCAATTTAATGTCGGTACGTTGTTGTCGTTTTGTTTGGTCTAAAGCCATCAATCAAACTGGTCCATCTACTGTAAATAGTCATAAATCATTGGACTATAATGCTGGACTTTGCTCACGATTTTCACTATGAGCGATCGTGAATTGTTAATCTTTTCTAATCAACTGGTTATATATAATTCCCATCCGCTCCGCCTAATTCAAATCAGGGTGTAACCTTATCAGTGTTATCCTAATTCGACACTGGTTCAGCTGCGTCATACGTCCATAGAAATTATAAAATAACGAGTAATTAACTTGAGAATTATGAAATTGCTGCCTTAGTTAACTCAACAGCACTTTTTCACTTACTTATCGCATCACTGCGTCCCTATGAAGTATAGTTCGGGATTCGTCTTTATTTATAGCCCATCCACGTTTTATATCTATTTTGTACAGTCAAGCGCATTACTGCTTTGTCAATATTATATATAGTATAGTCTACCCTTTGGAAGTAGTTTCACGACGTGTTAGCCAGAAATAGTAATGCAAGACGATATTCTTGCTGTCGAGTGGTCATCCCACGTTATTATTACTATTTCTTTTGATCCATCCATGTTTTATTATTCAAGTACTCGCGACTCGTATTATGATATTCTTGAATTTATACAAATCCTAGTGTTATCATAGATTGCAATCGATATACAGCTTACTGCGTGTGTAAATAATAGTATGCCCTTTGGAAGCATTCCCTGACATGTTAACCTGGGAGTCCCACCCGTTTCAGTTAGATTCGCCATCCTAGGCTACTGGTAACTGCTGCTGTTTTTGAAACTAGCTTAAAATTCTATTTTTGTTATATTGAATTATTTGTTTCTTTCTTTCACCATTTCATCGTATTCATTAGCAATATCCTGCTTTGATAATGATGAGTGAGTTTCTGAAAATTCTCTTATTTTTTGAGTTCTTTCGTTCTCAATTTGATTTTTGTTCTTAATAACCGGTTCATTGGTTTTAAGTGGTGATTCCAATTCATTAGCTGAAATAGGTCTTCTATCTGGGTAGTGATGTACGTTAGCTATGAATTTGCCGTCGTCCTTGTCTTCTATCCAAATGTCTAATTTTCTGGGTAATTGTTTGTGCATTATGCACCATCCTACTATTTCATAGAATAATAATATTAATGAATGTGATTTAAACTGTTTCATTTTTGATAATGAATTAAAGGTTATTGTTGTTATGATCTATTTTTTCCATCATTATATGGATTTGGCTTAATTTCTTTTGCATATTTGTATCCAATATAATATCCTTCTGCTGCATTTGCTTTTTTTGCGAGCCATGGGTATTCTAATTCTTTGCAATATGCAATTATTGTTGCTTTCCCTTCCATACCAATACATTCTTTTATGTCAGATACCCACATTTCTCTTGGAAATGTTAGTTTCTTTTTGCGTGGAGTTGAGGGTAGTTTGATAACAGTTTGCCAACTTTGCTTGTGATTTTCAATATGTATGCTATCACTATTTTTATATGTAGCATAATATGTTCCTTTCGTTGGCTCATGTTCAGACATTTTAAATCCAAACGATCTGTAAAATCCAATAATACGTTTTCCTTGCTTCTTGCTTGTGCACAATACACATGTTTCACGTAATGATTCTTTCGTATATTCCATATTATTTAATGGTTTTAAGAATCCATCTAATAGGATATACCCATGAAGTTCCATTTTCTGATGGAGTTTCAATACACTCTGTTCTGAACCAATTTTCTTTTTTTGTTACTAATTTTGGTTTTCTCCAGTCCAGTTTCTCTTCTTCTCCAATAAATACTTGCTCCATGTTTGGAAGTCTGTACATTGGGCCCCCAAGAGGTATCAGTTCGCATTCTTTTAGTAATGTTTCAAATCTTAACAATTTGATTCTTGCTCCTTGCTTAATTAACTTTGAATTATCTTTCACTGTAATTGATTTAAAATGTTAGATTATTGTAATATTGATTCCTTTCTTCTTTAGTTGCTTTTCTGTAGTTTTGCTTAAAGATGCTTTTTTTGCTCTCCCTCTAGCTGCTGAACTAGAAACAAATGAACTAATTTCAGCTAGTACTTGTTTGTCCCTCGTTTTCATTCTATTTAATGTTTTAGGATCAATTCTATCTTCGTATTTATTTGCTATTTTTATTTAGTTTAATAAACTTTTTTTAATGATGTCTATAACCTTGTTTGGATTAGCGTTTTCTGCTGTTATTCTTACTATGATTGGCATGTTACATTTAGCTTGATTTGCTAGTATGTCTTTTGCACAAGGGCTAGCGACCGAGTGTAGTTCTGGCATATATGTTCCTCTTTCGTCTGATGAATCTATCCATCCTGGTGTTCTTTTGCTCATTTGATATGAATTTAAATGTTTGTTATTCATCAAGTAATTGCCATAGTGACCATGTGAAAGCTAATGCTAATACTAATGCTAATAATACTATTGGTCCTCCTTTTGACACAAACAATCCTAGCCCTGCCATAATTTCAAGTGTTAGGATTACTCTTGCTATCACTTTCTTTGTCTCTTTATCCATTTTTAATAGGATTATACTAGCTAATATAGATAATGTCTTAAATGAGCTTAAAATGACTCAAAGAGCCATATAATCATCTAAGTTACTGAAAATATGAATTGCTAAATACCCTTTTGGGGGTAGAAGGGAGACTGTTCCCCTCATTCACACTACAATTTGCGGTATAAAATGCAAAAAGTAGTCATAGTTTGCAGCAAAAATAAGTAAGAACAGCATAATAGTTCTAACGTTACCCATACAATCAAGTTAGGTGTGTCGAATTCTACTATACTGTTCTATTTTACTTAATTTATTACTTTACCTTCAGCATCCAATGGCTTCCCTGAGGCTGGATCAAATCCAAATCCTGTAGGAGGTGGCAATAATACTGGTTCAATGGCCTTTGTACCAACTTCGGTAGCAGTAGTTTTTGCAATCCACGCTCCAAATGATTCAACAGTCTTTGCCGCTTTAGTTTTTGGATTTTCAGCAGGTACAAACTCTGTAGTCTTACCGGGTACATAGTCAGGATTCTTTGACATACGTACATAGACATCCAGAGAGTCATGAATAGTATCTCTGAAATTGCCAGCATCGTCTTTCAATTTGAAGTCAGGCAATTCAACCGTAATCTTGGCAATCTGCATGTTTGGAACAGTGTTAGTGTCAGCCCATTCTTGCATTCTAGCCTTACGAGCATCAGATTCAGGGAAGAAATTGATATTTACATCCTTCAAATCCCATTCGTCTTCAATATTCATAAAGATACCTTTGAAATAAGTTTCGCCTGCATGACGTTTTGCTGTTGAAGGTATAATTGCAGCAATAAAAGATAAACATTTGTACAACATAATTGTATATTTTTAAGGGGTTATTAATAATTGACGCAGAACTCAAACCTACGCTAATCCATCTAAAGGCGAATTGATCGGGATATTGCTAAAAAACATATCAATACTAACTAAAGAGTCTTGATAGAGATATTAATAGTAGGCCAGCAGTTATCTGACAGTACTATAATATATTTAGCACATACGAAGGTTTAGCATGCCACCTACAAGCTTGATTATTAATATTTTACCTTATTTATTAAAACAAGTTCAATATCAGTACTTACATGACAAGTATCATCTTCATTCTTTATGACGATGTTATCTGCCATTCTTTCTGCATCGTATTTGTCTCTTGCTTGGACATATACGACTGTGTCAATGTTCTCTTGTTCAATTTTAAGGCTTATTTTAAAGACTTTTTCATTGGCCTTTACAGTAAGATCAGTAGAATCTTTTACAATAGCTACAGGTTTTACTTTCTCATTGTGAGCAGGAGTACAAGATCCAAATACAAAACATAATGTCACAACAATAGCGACAATAATAACACGAATAATAGAAGTACGTAATTTCATTTTGATAATGATTATAGTTAATAATAGTTAATTAATAGTAATAATCAGTAATACAATGCATGTCGTCTGTCTTACATGTATTACTGATTTAAAAAGTAGTACACAATGCGGACATAGGTTTAGCTGGATCATCCAGGCACTACTATAGTGGCATACATTGTGCATTACTTAAGAAAAAGGAGCACTTATTGTACGTTAGTGCTGAACGTTGGCTGTATGACCCCAGTCTTGGGAAATGTATGTTGGACCTACGATCCCAACGAAACGAGAATGTGAGTAAACTGCCACATACAATCAGTAAGGATAGAATTAATTGCCATTGCTACAATGCGCCTATCCAACTACACCTAAAGGAAGCCTGACAACGACCTTAATAGGGTTTTAATGCGATCTAACGCACTCTATATATTGTATAGTACATTAGTGTAACTAACATACATGATCTATTAGAGAGAGTTGCAGTAGTGTTCCAACATCAACTGTGTCTAAACAATTGTCTTAGTCTTAGCTCGACAATGCGTACTAACTACTGCATAATGGTTGCATTGAGAGCGTATGACACACCATTATATGTCACATGCTATATTACATTGACCTGTAATATGAGAGAGTAAACAGCAATAACATTGCCTAATCAGCCTAAAGGAGTCTTGACAGTGACCTTAAGGTAGAATTAATCAAGGTTAAACCATTCCAATTCTACCTAAAGGAGTCATGATTGGGAAATTACGATTCAACATTGCTGACGGGGGACTTGGACCATCAGATCCGACCGGGGGAGACATATATAGAGAGTTTCGCGCACTCGCACATGCTATCAATTATTTTTTTTCAGAAAATTTTTTACAACAGTGACAACAAAATAGAATATACTTCGTTTATACACACGATACCAGTCTCCAAAGACTGATCACCCTAAGGTAATCAATAAAGGGTTAGACATCGGATTATAATAGATTAACCGAGGACGTAGATAAAGGCAGTAGGTGAGTACTCAAATGAGATAAAGGTCAAGCGCCAAACTCTATGCATTTATAGTCAATAAAAGGCCGTTAGTTAGTCTATTAGTTTTCTCCGGTAGTGTCAAAATGATTAAAGTACAAGTTAAATGCCGTTGCTATTTATAGCTAAGAAGGAGAGATTGCGATAGACGGGTTAAGTGATACCGAAAGGGAACGTACAGATTTAATAAGGAAATAATCAATAAACCATACCGAATATGGGCCGGTCTCAAGGGGTAAACTGTGTTTAAGAGTGAACAAAGATACATAATACTTAATAATGGTACAACAAAGGACGGGTTAAATACGTTTATATAAGTATGAATTGGGCACATATAAAGAGAATATTGAGTAGCAAAAGGGTTCTAGACGAATATGGTTCAGTCAATGACTATACTATTAATGATAAGATAGAATCCCGGGGAACTCAATTCAATCTAAGTACCAAAGATAAGAATAGACTTAAGAAATTATGGAAATCAAGATAAATTAATATATGATTATAATGACACTAGATCTTTGGGATGAATCAATCGTCTTCGCTATAGCATTATTTATAGGATATGCATTACATCCGGTAATCAACAGTATAATAGTTTATCTAGTAAGTACTATACTTAATGGAATGAATAAGGTAAACAAGAATATACGAAAGAATATACGAAAGAATATAAAAGATGTATAATGTCGAAATAATAGAAACAGATTCTATTACTGAATTTATTAAGTCAAATAAAATAGAATATTTAAAAACAAAAGAATCCGAATGGGCTACATCTAATGTAAATGATATAATAGATGCAATATACGGCGGAGAATTAAAACCAATAAAACAAGGTAAAATGGAAGAGATACAAAATAATGTTCAAGAACAATCAGTCAATGAGACTGTTATTGAAAACGTGGATAATGTAACATTAGCAAATATAGTTGCAGACAAGGTTAATTATGAATTCGCCAATATGGTTCTAGTGAAACCAATTGATATAGAAAAGGTATTTAAAACACTTACAGTACCAGAAGATTCAGGCGAAAAAGATGAAGAAGGTCAACCTATAATGCAAATGACTATCAAACAAATAGAAACAGAATCACTGCTTCGTAAAGGTGTAGTATTGGCCACTCCGGCTTCGTTTAAGGCAACTGAAGGCAAAGAAGGAATGTTAGTATTAAACGTTGGAGATATTGTCGTATATCCAAACAAACGATCAATTGACTTTGATTTGTTTAAAGATTCAGCACTAGTTCCATATTATGAAATACTTGCAAAGGTAGCATAATGAATGAGGTTTTGAATGTTTGGTGTGATGGGGCTTGTGCCGGCAATCCCGGACCAGGTGGATTCGCAGCTGCGATAATATTTAAGAACTCTACAGTATCGTTTTACTCAGGGTACAATGAGTATACGACTAATAATAGAATGGAATTGAGTGGATTTATTCACTCATTAAGACTCACTTTAAATGAAGTCTATAATGGGTTTAAAGGCGAAGTAATAATACACACCGACTCTAAATATATAGAGAACGCTATCAATTGCGGATGGTTAAATAAATGGGCAAGAAAAGGATTTGTTAAAATCAAGAATCCAGACTTATGGCAAGAGGTATATACCGTGATAAGTAAATGCGATTTTATAACTGTCAAGTGGGTAAAAGGACATTCGGGAATAATAGGAAATGATATAGTCGATAGATTAGCAGTTGAGGCCATGAATCTAAAAAGGACTAGTGGAGGTATAATGGAAATTTAAAACTTATTTTTAGTTGTGAAATAAAGGGGAGCACTGGATCGAAAGATTGAGGTTCCCCTTTCCTTTTTAAATAAAGTCATATATTACTTTCATTTCCATACAACCTTTTCTATTTAATTACGTTTATATATGTGTAGGCCATTAACTACAATAATAATAATAACAATATTAATAGATGATGAGCAATATTAAAACAATTAAAGTAATTAAAGAGATTATTGGATTAACTATTGGTGCAACGCTTAGTCGAACTGATAGTAATAGCAACTTTGAATTAGAAGATAATAGAATAGGGGAAGGATATTTAATTCAGAATTCAGTTTCTATTTCTCCTGACATTATCAGAGATGAGTATTTTGAAGTTACTGAGTGGTTTGAAGCTCCAGCACCAGCAGAATCAAAGAAATTAAGTTCTACAAAACAATTAAGACAAGAGAATAACGTTCTGACTAAAGAGGTTTACTACTTAAAAGATGATATAATCTTTTTAAACAATGAAATTAAAGAATTAAGAGAAACTGTGGCATTCCACAAATCATTTTCCGAATCATTAAGCCAGTGTATTGATAAGATAAAAGATGAACGGGCATTTAAAAAAACATATACAGATGGAGTACTGAGTAGAATTAGTACAAAATTGGCTGAATATAGAAAAGAATTTAATGCAGTTGCAAATGAACTTGAACTCACTACAACTAGTGGCGAACGTTTAGAGAAATTAAGTGAGTCGTATACCGTATTTTATAATATGATTGACTTACTGGAAAAGGTTAAAGCATAATGAATAAATTTATAAAAACCATATCCCCAGATAAATTAGGTTATGAGTTTTTGCGTAGCTTAAATGGATTATTAGATCTAACAGATAGGGAGTTAGAATTGCTCTCTATCTTTTTAGACTTGCATTTAAGAAATATGAAAACTAGGAAAGGCAAAACTCCTATAGACTCAACAGATAATAGACGTTATATAATGAAAGTCACTACTGTAACTAAAGATAATCTTTGTAGATATATCAAAATATTTAGAGAAAAGAAAATTTTTGTAAAAGAAGACGGTATATTATCTATGAGTAGGGCTTTAACTCCAATAGCAATCGGGAATAAGACAGTTCAAATAATAATGATATTAAAAATAAAAGAAGATGAATTATTACAATCCAACTAGTCAGCCTAAAAGGGGGTCATTACTTTCCAGAATATTTGGAGAGAAAGATGAATCTTGCTACTTTACTAGTGACCACCAATTAGAATGGAAATCTAAAAATAGAAAAGAACGCAAAAAAGACAATAGTTTTTATAATAGAAACAGATGTAGTGATTACTATATTGTTACTGAAAAAACATGGTATCCAAAAACACAGATATATATACTATACTAGCAGAAAAACATGGATTGCATAAATCCGTAGTATCAATGATTTGCAATCACCCTTTTATATTTGCATCTAGGCATATTTCTAATCCTGACGATGAAAAGAGTTTAATGTTTGCATATTTGTTTAAGGTTAGATTAAAAAGAAGGTTCAAGGGTAATAAAAGAAAATTATATGACGAACAGAAAGAAAGAAGAGACAGTAACAAAGAACTTTGCAATAAGAGCATTTGATTATGCGGTATGTCAAACGGCGTGTAAAACCGGTGCAGATAAAGCTACTATCTGCATAAAAAGAAAAGGTGGTTGCCCAGTTAGAGCGAATTTTATTAAAAAATTAGAACAGTAGGAATTAGGAATGGGGAAAGTTGAGAAAAAAATGATTATACATGAGTTCTACTCAGATATTTATCCAATTCAATTCTGGGTATTAATAAATCCATCCAGAGAACAAATAGACAATACATTTGAACCAAAAGATGAAAATACTACAAATTCAATATTAGATGATGGATGGGTTGCATGTACATCAGTAATGAATGTTAAAAAAGACACACGAAAATATGGAGTCTATGTTGCAATACTAAGACCAGATAAAATGACAGTTGGGGCATTAGCTCACGAGGCATGTCATGCGGTAGACAGAATATATTCTCATATTGGCGCAGACTGTGTCGATATCGGAGGAGAGCCACATGCGTATTTTGTTGAATGGATTGTAAGGTGTATTGATGAGGCTATACAAGATAATAAAAAAGAAAATAAAATGAATAAATTAAAATGTGGTGGAGGAAAAACCAAACCGCCTAAAAAGAAATAATAACTAAAATTAATATTATGACTAAGAAAAATCCTATACATATAGATCCTAAGAATGTGGGTAAATTTACTGCTACCAAAAAGGATACTGGAAAATCAACAGAGGAACTTACTCATTCTAAGAATCCAGTTACAAAAAAGAGAGCTATATTCGCACAGAATGCAGCAAAATGGAATAAAAAATAAATAATATGCAATTAGATATAAAGAAAATTAACGAAAAAGCGGTACTACCAGTACTGCAACCAAATGGTAATGTATTAGATATAACATGTATCGATATTAAAACTGGAGTTGGTAGAGATGGGCGTTTGATTCTGGAATATAAAACAGGTTTAAAGATCAATATCCCAACAGGATATATTGGAATGTTATTCTTAGCTGATGGAGCTTTTATTAATTCATTAGTGCTTACTAATGCTGTAGCTACTTTTACTAGTAATTATACAGATGAAATAGTAGCAAGATTTAAGACTAACACTGATTCGGTTCCAGCTATTTATGAACCAGGTGAAGTATTTGCTAAGTTAATTATAGTAGAATTACCATCACTTGAGATTAATGAATTACCAATGGAATTGCCAGTAGTTGAAGAAAAGAAAGAGGTTTCTGAGAATGTAGAAGAGGTAGTTGCAGAAGAATTGTCACAGTCAAATGGATAAGTATTATACTCCAGTTATAGAAGAATTTCATGTTGGGTTCGAGTTTGAGTCCAACACATTCTCTACTTCATTTGCAGTATTAGATTTTCAAGATCCTACAAAAGATGTTGTAAGTGAATCTACTCCAACATGGATAAAGGAGACTTTTGGACTACATCATTTTTCTATATGGAATAGTTCATATGATTTTAAAATGGTATTAGATGATAATAGACTCAGAGTTAAATATCTCGATAAAGAAGATATAGAATCATTAGGATTTAAGCAAACGATTAAAGACCAGTACTATAAAGATGATTTTGAATTATTAATAGATGCCGATTTATTTATTCAGATTATAAAAGATAATGGATTTGTATTCCAAGGAACAATCAAAAATAAATCAGAGTTAATTATATTACTAAAGCAATTAGGAATTAATGAATAATAAACTTGCAGATATAGTTGGAGGGAAGGTAGTTATACATCAAGACACATTAGAAATTCCTTGTTTTAAAAAGATATGGAATGACAATACAGATAAAGATTTAGCTACAAAATACATAGATTATATATTTTTCAAACATCATCCAGATAGTCCTTATGTAATCTCAATGCCATTAGAGTATAGAGACGAAAGATTAAGGAAAGAATTGTTTACTGAAGATTGGGAACCTACTCCTGATATTATATATGCAGAACAAACATATTTAGAGTTCCTGGATACATTATTACTACAGTTATTAACTGGATATAGAAATACACTAAGCGCCATAAGTAAGTATTTAAATAACATTGTAACAGGGACCCTCGATATGCGTATGGTAAAAGAAGCATTAACAGCTGGAGCTCAATTAGATAAGACAATTAAGTCTGTAACATCACTAGAGAAGCAAGTACGTAAGGATGAATTAGAATCGTCTAGAGTACAGGGTGGTAGTGAAGTTGGTCATTATGAAATGCCTAAATCAAGATAATATGGAATCATTAAAATATTTAATTCCAATATTTATATTGTTCTTATCTTCTATATTTGCATATGTTCTATGGACATTAAATAAAATAGGGTATCAAAAGGCATATATAAAAGACCTATTAGAATCATATTCAACTCTATTGTCACAAAAGAAATCATCTGAGGTCAGACTTGGTCAGATATCAGAAAACCTAGCACCGTTCTTAAAGGACTTTAAATACAATCCAAAGAAAGCACATTTCTTAGGTAATCCAATAGACTACATTATATTTGAAGAAGATAAGATTGTATTACTTGAGATTAAATCTGGAGAATCCAAGTTAAGTGATAGTCAGAAGAATATAAAGAGATTGATACAAGAAGGTAAAGTAGAATTTGATCAAATGAGGATTAATTAATATGGACGCAACTAATAAATCTACTAAAGAAATTAGATGGATGATTTATGAGGAATGGATAGCATTTCATGATTATAGAGCAAGAAAAGAAATAGAATATTTAAATTATCTTATAAATGGTAAATGTTAAAGTAAAGAATGCGAAGACTCATGAATATGATGGTCAAAAATTTAAATCTGGATTGGAGTTGTTCTGTTATAAACTATTAAAAGAGAATAACATACCATTTATATATCAACCAGAACCATATGTTCTAATACAGAAGTTTAAAGCAAACTTTAAATGTTATGAAGATACTGGTAAGATCACTAGAGATAAGAATAAGAAGATACTATCATCTACTAAGCGATTTGATCTAATAGAGAATGTAAGAGAGATTGCATATACGCCTGATTTCTGTGGAGTAGATAATGGTTGGATAATAGAAACAAAAGGTTTTGCTAATGATGCATTTCCATTAAGATGGAAGTTATTCAAAGCCAAATTAAATGAATTAGATTTTCAAGGTATAGTAATGAAACCAGAAAGTCAGAAAGAAGTAGTGATGTGCGTTGATATAATAAAAAAACCAAATAAACAAGAAACGAAATGAACAAGTTGATATTAAGTGAAAATAGTAGTACTGCCATATTATTTAATCCAGAAACTTTAGAGACTAGGGTAAACAATAGTATATCAAATAATGTAGACTGTTGGTATATTGCTAATGAAGATCTAGAAGTAACATATCAGGACGAAATGAAAATTGCTAAAAAAGATAATATTATTCTGAAGATGTATCCGAATGATAATATAAAAAGACTGATTATCATAGATAATGATGATTTGACTAACTTTACAGTAGAAATGGAGAAAAGGAGGATGGAACTTAGAAGTAAAAATGATTGTTCAGAAAAAGTTTATTGCGGATCTATACATAATTAAGTTGTATACCATGCTACTATTAATAAAACAAATTAAATTAAACAACGTTTAGAACACTAAACAATAATTATTGATTATGAATAATACAAATAAGGTTTCTGCCACGGCATTGACACCTACAACAAATGAAATCGTAGCTCCTGTTAATTCAGTTGAGATTGCTCCTATAGTAAAGAAACCATACAATAAGAGACGTAAACGTAAATCCATTTCCATTACCACTCCATCAACTGATACCACTGTATCTGTTACCCCAGAAGTAGTAGTAATTAAAACAGTAAGAAAATTGAATATTTTCAAAAGAATTGGTAATTATATTGCATCATTCTTAAAAGCAAAATATACGCAATTTAAAGAATGGTTGAAAAAGTAAAAACTAATAATGATTAATTTCAATAAGAAGGTTTTAAATTCAAATAAATTCAGAAACCCCGCGATCCACTTTCAGGACCATGGGGTTTACTGTTTCGCACCATATGGTACTACTGAATACTTAACATATTGGGATAAAGAAGCAGAGAGATGTGTAGAGGGATATACTGCTCCAGATGGAGATTGGATAAGCGGATATAACTATTTTTACTTAAATTATTGTCCAATACTACGATTAGTAGAGTTTACATATAAAGATAGATTTGGAAATGTAAAAACGCGCAGAGAGAAATCAAGAGAGTTTCCTGACTTTTACGATTATGATTATTATTACTTTACTGCTGTTCAAGAGGCAGAGGAAGATGGCAGCCATATGTGTGTTTTAAAGTCGCGTGGTAAAGGATATTCATTTAAGGGCGGGTCTATGCTAGATAGAAACTATTATCTAATACCCGATTCTAAAGGATATGCTATTGCTGCAGAAACAGAATATTTAGTAAGAGATGGACTACTAACTAAGGCATGGGACTATATGGACTTCATAGATGAACATACTGCATGGTCTAAGAAACGTCAAGCGATTAATACTAAAATGCATAGAAAAGCTTCTATTATTACTACTGACGAAATGGGTAATAAGATTGAAGTTGGTTATAAGTCTGAAATAATTGGAGTATCATTAAAGAATGACCCCAATAAAGCTCGTGGTAAACGTGGTAAACTTATACTATGGGAAGAGGCTGGATCATTTAAAGATATCTTACAAGCTTGGCAGATAGCTAGACCATCTGTAGAAGAAGATGGAAAGGCATTTGGTTTAATGATAGCGTTTGGTACTGGTGGTGATGAAGGATCTAGATTTGATGGGCTAAAAGAAATGTTCTACAATCCATCTGGATATAACATTAAGGCATTCCCAAATATATGGGATGAAGGTGCAGATGGTAATACATGTGCTTTCTTTGTTCCGGTATATGCTAATATGTCTGTACTTGATGCAAATAGCAAAAGGATGTTCATGGATAAGAATGGCAATAGCCTAAAGACTAAAGCTATTGATTATGCTATGTCTGAGCGTCAAAAAGTAATAGATGGATCGTCTGATTCTAGAGCAATTGATAGGTATATTGCAGAGAACCCTATAACCCCTCAGGAAGCTGTTTTAGAGCTCACAGGGAATATATTTCCAAAGAAAGAGTTAATGATACAGTTAGCAGCAATACGTACTAACAGGAAGCTACAATCACATAAACAAGTAGGCGATTTAAATTACATTAATGGTGAATTAAACTGGACTATCAAACAGAAAGGTGATATAACTAAATATCCACTTGGTAGGGATGATAAACATGAGGGGAGCATAGTCATATGGGAGCATCCAAGCAAGGACACTTCAAATCAATTATACATAGCAGGATGTTTAACTCCTGGAGAAAAAGTTTTAACAAATCATGGGCTTAAAGATGTTGAAAAAATAGACCATAATGATTTGCTTATAAATGAAAAAGGAGAGGAAGTTGAAATTAAGGTATTTCAAAAAAGATACAAAGAAAACTGCGATACATATAGAGTAACTCCTCATGGTTCATATAGAGGGACTAATTTTACTGGAGAGCACCCATTGCTAATAGAGGATCAATTTATAAATGCCAAAGATGTTTCAGTAGGAGATAGATTAAAAATACCAAATAGATATTGCGAATCAAATGAAAAATACATAACAACTATATATAAATATTTTGGAGCGGAGTTTAATTCTGAAAATCCTTTATTTTGGTGGTTTCTTGGCTGTTGGTTAGGAGATGGTTTTAATAATAAAAACAAAAACTCTCATGACATATACGTTGCATTTGGAAAAGATCAAACTAAGTCTGCATTGCAATTCGATAATATAATTAAGAAAATATTTGACAGAAAGACCACTCATTGTAAATGGAATGGTGGTGAAACAAGAAGATTCACTAGTAAGATTTTATATGGGTTTTTAGAAAATGAATTTGGAAGATATTCATATGGAAAAAGAATTCCAGAATGGGTTAAATTTGCAAGAAACGATTTACGTAAGTATTTTATTGCTGGATATTTAGATTCAGATGGAAGCGCATTTTATGATAGAGGAAAACTTAGAGTTAACTTCACTAGTATAAATTTAGAAATGCTAGAGTCATTACAGGATATGTTATATGCTACTGGAATTTTTAATACAATAACAAGACACAGTAAAAAGTGTATATCTATATTTAATGGTAAGGAATGCATAAGTAAAGAATCGTATAGGCTGTCTATTGGAAGAAAATATATAAAAAGGATAATACCAACTGGATTTGAACACTTTCTTCAGAGTGAAAAAATGAGACGAATAATTGAAGAGAAGATTCAAGATGTCGTCAAGACTGGAGATAAAGCAGTAATCTCCTCATGCGGAAAATATATATATCTAAAGATAGCGAAGATTGAAAAATCTAAATATACTGGAACTGTATATAATTTCGAATGCGACACACATACATATATGTGTAGAAACATTACGTCACATAATTGTGACCCGTTAACGATATGGCGGTGCAGATTAATTTCTGTAAGAATTGAGCAAAATCGGTGAACGTCTCTAGTAGAAAACACCTAGGTAAATAATTAGATTTCGAAAGGCTAATTATCACCGTAACGCATAGCAGATGAATAAATATAATTCTGCCAAGAGTGCTCGACAAGAATCAAACTTGATAATATATGCTGAGCTATATGGCGACATATAGAAGTAAAGATAAAAAGCTTTACGATAACAAAACTGATGATCACGATAAGGCTGGTACTAATTCCTTAGGAGCTACATTCATTTATAAACGAATACAAGACTTTGAATCATACTATGATATAATAGTGGCAGAGTATACTGGGAGGCCAGATACTGCAGAAGATTACTACGAGAATGTACGTAAATTATTACTGTATTATAATGCTAGACTACTATATGAGAATGAACGTAAGGGGATCTTTCCATATTTTACACAGAAACATTCTGACTACCTACTAGCAGATCAACCAGATATTATTAATGATATCATAGGAAAATCCACAGTACAGCGTAGAAAAGGAATTCATATGAATGTCCAAATAAAGGACTATGGTGAAGGACTTATAAAGGAATGGTTAAATGAAGAATATGCTCCTGGCAAAAAGAACTTAACTAAGATATTATCAGAACCATTACTAGAAGAATTAATACAATATAACGACAAAGGTAACTTTGATAGGGTTATAGCCCTTATAATGGTAATGATCTATAGGCAACAATTACATAATCTTCATGTAAAGAAAAAAAATGAAGATGTTAGAAAAAACAATCTCTTTAATAAACCTCTATTTAGTAGAGAATGGTGGGGATCATCAGATGACGCATTAGGAGAAATAGCAAAAAATTCAGTAGATATAAATTGGAATTAAAATGAACAATACAACAACTATGTTTCCAGCACAAAAACTGAGTCTTAAAAAGAAGACTAAGGAGTGGGGAGAAGCTTGCGTAGACTATATTATTGGTATGGGGGAAACTGTTCCTTCTGGTTCCGATAAAACTAACTTTGAGGAAATGCAGACATATTATGATCTGTATAATAGTATATTTGACGAAAAAGATTTAAAGTATGTAACTGACCCATTCAAACAAGATGATGGATTTCCAGCTACGGCACAAGATTTTAATATTATTAGACCAAAGGTAGACCTTTTACTTGGAGAAGAAACAAAACACCCCTTTAATTTCAGGGTAATCAGGACGAGCCAAGATGCGTCTTCTGATGTTCAAGATCAAATGAAGAAGATGATTGTCGACTACATGATGGCAGAAGTCATGTCTACTATGTCTCCAGAACAGGCGCAAGAATTCCAGTCCAAATTGAGCACTGGCGAAATAATGCCACCTGAAAAAATATCTTCTTTTATAACAAAAGACTATAAAGACATTGCAGAAGAAACGGCTTATCATAGTTTAAATTATCTAAAAGAAAAGTTAGGCCTCTCTCATGAGTTCCATAAAGGGTGGAAGGATGCATTAATCGCTGGTAAAGAAATATATTATACTGGTGTTATTAATGGAGAACCAAATTTAGAGCATGTAAATCCAATGTACTTTGGACATGATCACTCTCCTGATTTAGAATTTATAGAAGATGGTGATTGGGCTGTTAGGCGCATGAGAATGTCTCATACAGAAATATATGACAGACTATATGATAAAATGACTGATAAGCAATTAGATAAGTTACTTGAAGAGACTAATGTCAAGCCTGGTGGAAATGGATATGGTAGAGATGGATCTAATGTTGATTATATTCATTTAGATATGAAAACAGTTACAGGTCCAGGGGATTCTACTATTGGTAGTCCAAATCAAATAAATTTATGGCATGCTACATGGAAATCATATAAAAAGATTGGATTCGTAACAGTACTTGACGAGAATAACCAACCACAAGAAATGATAGTGAGTGAAGACTACATGGCCATTGGTAATGAACTTAATATAGAATGGAAATGGGTTATTGAGGTATGGGAAGGATATAGATTCGGAGAAGATGGATATGTTGGCATACAGCCATTAGAATATCAATTTGTATCCTCTGATAATTTAAATTCTCAGAAATTACCATATTCAGGAGTAATTTATAGTAATACTAACTCAAAATCAAGATCTTTAGTGTCTATAATGAAACCACTTCAATATATGTATATAATTGTATGGTATCGATTAGAGCTTGCGTTATCTAGAGATAAAGGGAAAGTAATAACAATGGATATTACACAGATCCCTAAGTCAATGAATATAGATGCGGCAAAATGGATGCATTATCTATCTGCTGTTGGCGTAAACTTTGTTAATCCATATGAAGAAGGTTGGGATATACCAGGCAGAGAAGGTGGAAAACCATCTCAGTTTAATCAGATCTCGGCACTTGATTTAACTATGTCTGATGTTATTAGTCAGTACATAAATCTAATGGCTAAGATCGAGGATATGGTTGCTGAAATATCTGGCGTAAGTAGACAGAGACAGGGAGAAGTTACTTCTAGTGAACTAGTTGGAAATGTAAATACTGCCGTTAATAATTCTGCTAATATTACAGAGCCATTATTTTGGATGCATAATCAGTGTAAAAAGAATGCATTAAGGATGCTACTTAATACTGCAAAAGAGTGTTGGAGAGATTCTAAACGTCAGAATATACAATATGTAATGAATGATGCTACTAGAATCTTTATGAAGTTGGCTGATAACTTCTTTTATGAAGATATGGATGTATTTGTTTCTGACTCATCTAAAGATATGCAGAATTTAGAAGCTATTAAATCCCTGTATCAACCTGCAATGCAAAATGGCGCTACATTATTAGATGTTGCTGAAATTATGACATTAGATAGTGTCACTGCAATTAAATCAAAATTAGCAGATATAGAGCAGGTTAAAGCACAACAACAACAGCAGGCACAACAACAAGAACAACAGAATCAAATGCAACAGATTCAAGCTAATAATGAAGTTAAGCAACAAGCCATTCAGATGGATCAACAGAAATTAGATCTTGAGAAATATAAGGTTGACGCTGATAACCAAACTAAAGTTGCTGTAGCGGAACTTAATGCGTATAAGGGAACTCCTGGTTTAGATGCCAATGGTAATAGTATACCAGATGTTATGGAGATTGCAAATCTATCTTTGTCTCAAAATCAACATGAAGCTGATAAGTTTAATAAACAAATGGATAGAGAACAGAAAGTTCGTGAGTCTCAATTGAAAAATGATACTGAAAAATCTAGGATAGAAGCAGATAAGGCTATAGAAAAATCTAAATTAAGTATGGAGAAGTCTAAATTAGACTTGGAAAGCAAAAAACTTAATATGCAACAGCAATTACAGAAGATGAAAGATACTGCAGCTATGGCTAGAGAGAAAATTAAATCTAGGACAGCGCTCAAAAATAAAGTAGTTGGGGAGAGATAATATGCCAAATAAAATTATACCAAAACTAAATTCATTATTAACAGACGCGTGGAGGAATAACGTTCAGACTAATTCCTCTACATATGTCGCTCCAGTAAATAATATAAATCCACAGATAGATATGTCCAGAGTCGTCAAAGGAGACCCTACTCCAAGGACAATAAATATTCGAGATAAAAGAGTATTACGTGCAACAACAGGAGCTCCGATGGTTCCTACTAGAGATTCTAAAGCTGGGATATATCCAACTTCTACTGCTGTAAATGTTGTGGCTGCATCAAAAGATAGAGGAGAAGACCCATGGACCCCTCTTGGAGTTGCACAGGTAGAAACCGGTATGGGCAAGATAGATCCAGAGAATCCAGGGCATATACTTACTACGCAAATGCATCCAGATAAAGCAGACTCTGCAGAAGATGATTTAGTATACACGTTACAACAGAAAAGAGCATACGCTAAAAACCTTGGTTATAATGACGAGTTACATCAAATTCAGGCATATAATGGGTTAGGAAAGATAGATGAATTTGGAAGTGATTTTCCTCAAAGAAGTTATTATGGAGTTCAAATCCCATCAGGAGGAGTACTAGATTTTAAAAAGAATCCTTTATATGGTAAAGAAGTAACTGATATAAGGGATAATGTTCTTAAACCAAATAAAGATATGCAAAACATAGTCGATACTACTGGAACAAATGGTGGTATAGCAGTTAAGAGCGGAGTTAAATATGTTAATTCTAATT